AGAACTTGATGACGATAATCTCGCGGCTGGCGCGAAACCCCTCCGAGATGGTATCGCGGCAAGCCTCGGTGTTGATGACGCAGATCCCCGAGTCCTCTGGCAATACGCGCAAGTCATCGAAGGCGGCCGCTCCGGAGTCGCCGTCAAAATAGATGAGTTATGAAGCATAAAACCATCCCCATCGAAATCCCTAATGCGTTAATCAAGCGCATTGACGATCTGCTCTCAATCGGGCTTTACGGCAAAACTCGCAGTGAAGTGATCGAGAGGCTCGTTTGCGCTCAAATCCTTCTGATTTTGCATAACCATCCGGACAGCTACGAGGAGGCAATCAAGCCGCTTTTCCCCAACATCGGAGATCAGTGGAAGTAAATGACGCAGGCACCGTGCCGGGTCTGCGGATCCCCGGTTGACTTTGATCCTCAATACGCAATGGGGCAGGAAGTTACCTGCTCCGTTTGCGTTGATCGTGAGGAGCGCGAGCGCCTCGAGCGTCTGCAGGCCATAGCGCTCCGGAACACATGGATCAAACTCTGCCCTCCGCTCTTTCACGATACCATGCTCGATAAGCTCCCTTACCCTGGCAAGACAGAGGAGGCGCTCTCCTGGCGCTTTTGGGACGGGCACGGCCTTAACCTTTGGGGAGTGCCGAACACCGGGAAGACTCGCACGCTCTTTCTGATACTCGAAAGGTTACATTTCTCGGGCAAACGTTGCCGGGTATTCTCTCCAGCCGATTTCATGGCGGAGCTCGAGGCGCGCAACTATCGCCGGGCGGAATGGATCCGGCTCCTGGCTAAAACCGATTTCCTCGCGTTCGATGATATGGACAAGCTGAGCCTCACCGCACCGCAAGAAAAGATGTTCTTCGCGCTGCTGGACAAGCGTATGACCTGCAAGCGGCCGTGCCTGTTCACGCATAACAGCAAAGCAGATCAGCTCGAATACAATTTCAGGACTGGCCCGGCGCTGGTGCGTCGGATCCGGCAGTTCACCAAGTCAATTCACTTCCCATGAATGTAATCTGGAAATTCCCGCTAATCGTCACCGATCGGCAACGGATTGCCGTACCACGCGGAGCACGCCCATTGAGTGTTCAGTCTCAGGGGGACAGACTCACCATTTGGGTATTACTGGATCCAAACGAGCCGACTACCTTAGTGTTAGATATCTTCATCGTTGGCACCGGTAACCCCATGCCGGACGGTGAGGGCAACCTTCAATTCCTGGGCACCGTCCAGCAATTCAGCGGAGCGCTCGTTTGGCACGTGTTCTTTGAGTGATTTATGAAACCAAAATACGTTTACCTCCTTGTGAGCCACGATCGGGATCGAGGAGATAAGATCGTAGGCATTTATTCCACCCGTCGAAAGGCTTTGGCCCGATGGAAGCAACACCCTCAGTTCGCAATCCAAAAGGCGTATAGGGTTGGACACTCAATCCAAGAGCACAAACTGCAATGATCACAGGCAAAAGAATTTGGAAAAAGGTTGTTAATCGGATCTACTCCTCGAACAAGTACAACCGGATCGGGGAGGGTAAAACGGAGCACATTTTGGAATGTGGGCACAGTGTTCTCACTAAGCAATCTTACGGCGCGCCTGCGCGGATGCACTGCAACGAGTGCCAGGGAAGCGGTTTCGCCAACGTAAGAATTTGAAATTTCCCGTGCCCTGAGGTTCGATAAACGTCGCAGACCGAAAGTAAGTTAGTCCACTTAGGTTTGAGAAAATAGTATCCCTATTGACGGAAATGACGCTCGAACCGCTCGCTTTGAGCAATCAGGGCACGGCTCCTCTTTATGACCTACAGCTTCAAAAAACAGTTCGCGCCTCTCATCCTGAGCGGCAAGAAAGTAACCACCGTTCGCGCACCCAGGAAAGACGGCAAGGTGCCCAAGCCTCAAGAAACACTGCACCTGTTCACGGGGATGCGAACCAAGCAATGCCGGAAGATTGGCGATTACGTTTGCCGCGAAGTAAGCGCGATCTGGATCTGCGATATCGGTGAAGGGCTCGTGATTGTGAACGGATCCGGCCTGGAGCCTGAGCAGCGGGAACCTCTCGCCAACCGTGACGGGTTTAAGAGTTGGGCGGAGATGTTAGCCTTCTTTAAGAAGATCCACCCGCTGCCATTCAACGGGTGGCTGATAGAATGGTACCGTCAGTAAAACCCGTGCTTGTCTTTGCGCGGCATGGTGAGGCGCTTGCGCTTAAAGCTAAACTCACGCGCCACCTTTTTAGATGGGCATTTCTTGTAGGCTTTCCCTGGAGTGTGCGCGCACATCGCCATGAACCGCCGTTGTTTCTCACTTTTTGCAGGCATAGGCTTTATTTCGTTGGCGTTAACAGCATCTGGCGGTACCGGGCGTAAAGTTGGCGGCGCTCCTCAAGCGCTTCTTGGTACAGCCGTTTCTGGTCATCGCTAAGGGTAGCACGGAAAGCGCGCTCGTTGTGCTGGCTCCCCGTAAACGGGTGAGGGTGCCTCATCGCCCTGGCAATCACCTGCGGTTCTTTCGTCTCGCGGAGCACGTCAAAGGCGCGGCGCGCTCCAGGGATATCGTTCCTCAGCAGGGCGCTCCGGATATCTTTGTAGTCGCTCGGGCCAAAGTCTTCCTTGAGGCGGCGCTCAACCTCGGCGCGGATCTTCGGGCTCGGGTTGGCTGATTTCCACTTATCGGCAATGGCGTAGATCTGGCGCTGAGCGGTACCGGCGGGTTCAGTCTTGAATCCGGCGCTCGCGGCGAGCTGCCGCTGGACTGCGCCCGGTGCCGGGCCACTTACCGGACTGCCAGGGATGAGAGAAGCGCCCAAGCGCCCGGCCTGGGTGAGCGAGATAGGCACCGGTACCATCTGAGCGCCTGCCGCCATGGCGCGGCGGCCGACACCGATAAGCTTTTCGTTGGTGCCAGGATCCCGGCCGGAGGCTACCACCTCGAGGAGACGGCCAAAGTTGCCAAGCTTGTTGGCACCGATCTGGTTAATGGCCGCCCATAGGTCCGGTTTCTCCCTCGCATACCTGAGAATGTCATGGGTGATCTCGCCAAAGACTGAGAGCGGCGAGATGAAAAAGCCCTTGGTCTTGCCGCTGAAATCGGGGATCCAAGCGTCCAGCTTGTGCCCGTCCTCCGGATTACTAAAGGTGAGGTGATGCCGGGTGATCAGGTTGAGCACCTGGGTTGCCGCAAAGTAAGCGGCGAGCCCGGTGCCAATCCCTTTGGCGGCCGTCCCGAGGCGAGGAGTGTGAGTCATTTCCTCGATCAAGGTTTCGGTTCTACCTGTTTCCGTTTCAGTTTCGGAACGGATCTTCCTGCCAGTTGGGCGGCCGACAACGATATCCTTTGCCGCTCTGCCAAGCTGTTTGACGGTGCGCGCCTCTCTTCTGGCGAGCGCCTCAACCCAGTTCGGAGCGAGGAACAAGAGCTGATTGATTGCTTTTACGGAAGGGTTCTTGAAGATGCTTTCCTTTCCGAGGTTGCCGAATAGAACATTGATATCGCTCGCCACTTGCCGGGCAACCCTGGTAGCGCTGAGGTTCGGGTTCTCTTTTGCCACGCGCTGAAACTCCGAGATAAAGCCCTGAGTCATGGCGCTTCGGGTAACCTTGTCGAACACCCACTTATTCACCGGACCTGTGATCGGAATGTCCTTGAGCCAACTCTTGTAAAGCACGTCTGAGAAGCGCGCAAAGTTGAGCCCGTTCCTGGCACCCATCTGGAAGAGCGCGGCCGGAGTCATCTGCACGGTCTTACCGCCCACCTCGATCGGCATCGGCGTGCGGATGTAATCCGCCATTTCCTGAGTGATCTCCCCTTTCTTAACCGCGAGATCCAGATCCTTCGGGTCATACTCCACGAGCGCCCGGCCGATCCGCTGGCGCTCACCAATGGAAAGCTTTCCGGTGAGGAAGAGCTCCGCCTGCATGGTCCTCGAGGCGTGAAACGTATCAAGCGCGAGCATCAAATGCTTTTCGACGGCCGCGGCGGACTGGAGCGCGCCGAACACAGCCGATTCTGAGAGCTGAGAAGTCGCCGTGAGAGCGCGCATCAGTGGCGCGTAACCCTTGTGAACTGCCACCCGGTAGCCAGGGATCACCTCGTGGGGGACGTAATCGCGGGGAACGCTCTCTTGCTTGTCTATCGTTCCATCCGGACGGGTGATAATGCGCGTAGGGATGGGCTTGGCGAGGGGTTGCCCGTCAACCGGGTCTTTCATGCTCCCCATACGATCAAAGAGCGCCCTGCGCGCCAGGAGGCGCTCTCCCTGGTTAACCCTGTGCTCGAGGAGCTCGCCGATGTTGAAGGTGCGCGGGACGAAACCCGCCTCGATCGCGCTGGCGTAATCGGGGAAGACTTTGGCTTTCTTAAACCCGGTGGAGGTTGCGCCTCGAGCATGACCCAGGACGATCGGCCCGTCGCCGGAGGTGATGAGATCGATCTCATGGCGCTGCGGCACATACCATTCTTCGTAGTTAACATCAGATCCGGCGCGCTGCTCACGCTTGATCTGCGCGTCGAATTTGGCTTTGGCGGCGCTGGCAATGGGCTTGAGTCGCCCAAGGTTCTTGGCGGCGAATCGCATCGCCTCCGCGGCATCTTTGGCCGCCTCCGCATTAAGCTTCTGGCCTTTGTTGAGAAACTCCTGCGCGGCTGTCTCCATATCGGTCGCTCTCACCTTGAGATAATCGAGCGGGTTGCCTGCATACTCGAGCTCTGCGGTGCGCTCTGGAGGGAGTCCTTCACCGGACATTTTGAGCGCCTGCATGATGAAGGTAACCGCGTTCGCCTCCTTCGGATCCTTGAGGCGCAGCTCGAGCGATTGCCGGGCACGGTACCCGGCCATGCGCGGGAGGTTATCGGCAGCGTTGGCGAGCTGCATCAGGTCTTGCTTGTTTTCGCCGCGCTTGAAGAGCTGCCGGATGCCCTGGTAAAAGTTCTTAAAGCTGTGCTCGATTCGGTTGTAAGCACGGCTGCCAGTCTTGATCCCCATCACCTCGGGATCTGGAGCTTCAAACTCTGGTAGCTCAAACTCGCGGCGGGAGGCTGCGCCTGGACCCATGCCGGGCTCTTCGGGAGTGGCGGGAGGTTTGGGCTCAGTGGGCTTGGCGGGAGGTGGCGCTTTCGATGGGATGGGAGATTCGCCTTTAACTAAGTTGTCGATCGCCTCCTGTTTATTGAGCATGGAGAGGATCCGGCCAACATCGGTTTTGCCGTCCTTAGACTCGCGCCACACTCCGCCTGCTGTGTCCCGGTCGTAAAACATGTACCTAACGGAGCCATCAGGGAGCGTGACTTTCCAGTTCCCGTATTGCTCGAAATCCGGACCTTTCGCCACCTTTGGAGCTGCAGGTTTCGTTTCAGCCGGAGGCGGTTCCGGTGCAGGTTCGGTCGCTTTCGTTGCAGCTTTTGGCACTTCCGTTGCAGGTTTTTCCGATTCCGCTGGCACTTCTGGCGCTTTCGCTGCCTCCGGAACTGATTTCGCTGCCTGAGCTTCCGGTACCGGCGTTGCTTCCGCTGCCGTCATCGGAGGCTTGAAGAGCTCTCGAAGGCGTTTCTCATTCTGGAGCGCCTGGAACACCTTGCGGCGATCCCGATCTACTCCGAGGCGTCTTGCCATTTCGGAGAGGTCCGATCCGATCGGCATCTGATCCGGAGCCGTTGCCTTCATCCATTCGGTAAGCCTTCGCCCGGCGATGCTCACGCTCGCCAGGGGATCCGCGGCGGCCGCGGCGGTTTCCTCCGGAGTAACGTCCGTAACCTTCATCCCCGGCTGATTCTCCATCGGCTTTGATTGCCTCACCCATTCGTCATCAAGGATCAGGTGTGGTCCGCCGGTACCCGTTTTCTGCATCTTGGCGCGTGCCGCATCGGCAACGGCCTGGGGAACGTCCACGTACGAGACTTTCCCGAAATTCCTGGCGTATTCGAGATTCGTAGTCCAGAAGTCGCCGCCTTCTCCAGCTCCGGCCGCGCCGCCTTGCCCGTGATAAAGGCGCACATAGCCCTCTTTTGGCGCGAGTATCCCGGCCTGCTCCCATTGCTTATTATCGTAGTGCCGGAGGATCTCTGAGAAGAATTGGGCTTTCTGCATGAGCCCCCCGCTCTCGTTGACCTTCGCGATATCCTTCGCCGCCATGCCCTCGGCGCGAGCTGTCTCCGCGGCGGCCGTTACCTGCTTGAGCAGCTTGCGAACCTCAGCCGCCTCTTTGGCGCTGATGCTCTTACCGATATCGAAATTGATCTTATTGAATTTGTTGGCTTGCCGGAAAAACTCCACGCCGCCCATCCCGGCAACCGTGCGAACCGTATCCATGTTCGCCGGAAGCGTAGTCGGCGGAGGTTCCTCAGCCGGAGCGGCCGGAGCTGCAGGCGGCGCGGGAGGCTTGGGCACGGTCGGGCCTGGAGGCTCTTCCGGAGGCGGTTCTTCGCCGGGAGGCTCTTCCTTCGGAGGTAGCGGCGTAGTCTCCTCAAACTTTGGCGGCGCTTGGGTCGCACCCTCGCTCTCAGGAGGCGGCCACTCGCCCCAAGCAGCTTTCCCGTATTCTTTAGCGCGCTCTTTGGGCAGGTTCGGATTCCCGAGAGCTTCGCGAATCGCATTTACCGTCCTGGCATTTAGCCTGCGGATCGTGTCCGTGAGCTGCTCCCGAGGTTCGGCCGGAGTGCCCGGCACTTCCTGGCCGATTGCCCGGCGCGGAATCACCGGAGCCGGAGCTTTGGGCGTGATCGGCCGCTTGGCCGGAGCCGGGACAGCATCCCGTTGCTGGCGCAATTCCATCAGCCTTCGGATCGCTTGGCGCTGGAGGTCGCCGTCACCAGTCTTGAGCGCCTTATCGAGCTCGCGCTCCCAAGTGATGATCTGCTGATCAAGAGCTCCCGTTTGCTGCGCTTGCGCTCTCGCCTCATCCTGGCGGCGCTGGTTTTCTGCTACCTCAAACTCAGTCGGAGGAGGAGCGCCGGGCGGTGCCTTGATTTCTGGACGGTCCGCAATACGATCCGGAATCGGGATAGTCGGCGAGACTCGCACGCCAACGTCACCGCCCGTGCCCCAAACACTGATCGCCAACTGGCGCGCTTCCTCGTTGGAAAGCTGCGGGAACAACGCCTGGATCTCCTTTTTGGTGCGCGCATCTTTGGCGCGGATCTCTTCCTTCACCGTCATGCGAGGCTCTGCCGGAGTGCCGGGCACCTCAGGGCGCATAAACTTGCCGGAAGGCTCAACGCCAACGGGCTCAGCAGATCGCGGCTGAATCGGGTACCGGACATTCGGATCAAAGACTGCACCCTGAGCAACCGGACCCTGCCATCGGCGTTGCAGCCGGGTCGCTACGTCTTCCGGCCGTGACTTTCCACGGCTCAAACCCAAGAGGAACATCTGCGCGGCATTGGAGGCGACTTCCGCCCATGCCTCACCGCGTTTCTCAGGCGGCAGTTTTCGCAGCTCGTTAAGAGCGTCGGCCGACACAAGCGCCGTAGCTCCGGCCGCTCCGCCAAGGGTGTTTGCTGTCGCGGCGGCCGCCTCGCTCGAGATGCCAAGCTTGGTGGCGAGCGCTTCGACATAGGTACCGGCGTATCTGCCTGCATACGGCAGCACGGCGGCGATGAGCGCTTGTTTTCCGGAGATCCCTTCCTCTTCGCTCGGAGCAAATACGAGTGGCCCGGCGATTACAGGCGGTACCCCGGCAGCCTCGAGGGCAGCAAAGGCGGCGAGGCGGGGCACGCCTTTGACCAACCCTTGAGAGACTGCCAGGGGACCACGCAGAGCCGGAGGCAATACCCTCGCCTGGGTTTCGGCCGGGAGCGGTTCGCCTCTGGCGAAAGCTTCGATATTGGAAGGAGGCTCACCAGCGTCCACGGGTGGCGCTTGAACCAGATCGGCGCGCCCTATCGGTCGGCCAAATTCATCCACACCGCGGCGAGCAGCGTTTACCGCCTGCTGCCCAACATCAGAAACGGAGGCGAGTAACGCTTGCGAGGCGTTGTTAAAAGCTCTTCCAACACCCTTTGCAAGCTCATTGGTTTGATCGGGAGCAGGCGCGGCCGGAGTCATCGCTTCCTCTGCGGAATGGGAGTACATCGCTCCGACTCGAGCCGCGGCGGCGCGGCGCTCAGCAGCCATGTGCGAGGCGGCAACTACGGCGGGATTGGTGAGGATATCGAGCGGCCGGGTTGCAGCCTGTACCGTGTCATAGACAGCCGCGGCCGGGCTCTCTACGTTCGGAGTTGTGTCCTCCCAGGTCGGCGAATCGGGCGAAGTTACGTCTTGAGTCTCTTCCCAAGTTGGCGGCGCTTCAGTCGGCATCTAACTGGCATAGCGCAGAAAACGCTTGCTTGCACTATCAAAAACAGCACGCCTTCCGCTCTTCGTCATGCGGATCACTTCACCGCCAGGAGCTTCTCCGCCTGGAACCTGCCCACCTCCGGCACTGGCAGAAGCACGGATCCCCGCTGCTTCCTTCTGTGCGGTAGCGATGCGCGCCGCCAAAGCATCACGGTCTTTTCCGGCCGGGAGGTCCGGAAGCGTCTCACTCATGGTCTTGATCTCTCGGATCTTCTGGCGGTACTCCTCGAGGGCGAAAGGATCGGCACGCCCCTGCCGCTGCGGAGCCGGAGTAAGAGGCATGGCTCCATTTGGTCCGATCTGGAAAAGCTGATTGTTGGCCGTTTTGATCATCGGCGCTGGAGGGCGAGTAGCGCGCACCATCGCGGCCGCTCCGGCCATATTCGATTGCTTCGGATTGGCAAAGAGCATCGGAGCCCATTTGGCGAGCGCCTCGGCAGAGGATTTCCCGCTCTGTAAATCCTGCTGGTACCCGCGCATGGCCTGGAACTTAATGGCGGCGTTGATCGTTTGCTCAGCCTCAGCGAGATCGTTCCCCTCGGGGTTGTAGTGCTGCGCGTAAGCTGCGCGCCGGAGAAACTCCTGCTGTACCTGCTGGTTCGGGTCGTAGACGGCCGGAGCGCCTCCTGGCATTGGCGGCCGGGCGATGCCCTGATTCACGGGGGGAGCCATCTGCGGCGGTGCCATGACCGGAGGCGGTGCAACGGCTACCCCTCCGGAGTCTTCGCGATCGTCCTGCCCTTGCTCGCCGTAATCGGGGATATCGTCTTCTTCCATAGGTTAGCCTTCCACGTCCACCGGACCGGAATCGGTTCCAATTCCGCCACCAAGCATAAAATCATTCCAGCCAAGCCCATCGCCGCTTGATCCGGTTGTCGTATTGTTCCCGCCAAATTCGCCTCCGGTGAGGTTGTAAAACTCATCATCGCTCAGATTGCCCGTGCCCGAGTAAGACACGCCGGAGCCGGTACCAGTTGAGCCCGAGGTGTAGCCCGGCTGCATCCAAGACGGAACGTAATTTTCATTGGGAGAGCGCGAGGTGATGAGATCAGGGCTCAGCGAGTTGGCAACGTACTGGCCGCCAAACCCGGTCGGGATAGCGCCAGGGTTCCAATTCCCGTGAGAAACCGGAGCGCCTCCGCCTCCGCCGCTCGCATTGTGAAAAGCGTTTGCACCAGCGTTGATCCTCGCCTGCTCGAGCGCGAGTTGCGCCCTGGCAAACTCAGCTCGGTCCCGTGCTTCCTGAGTCTGGAGCCGGAGCGCATTGCGCTGGTAATCGGTCATCACCAGCGAGCCGGGATCGAACGTGCGCGCAACCGGGTTGCGCCCTTGAGCTGCTGTCAGATCGGTCATTCCCGCCCTAATCTGTGCGAGGCTGTTTGTGCCCAATGCTTGCAAATAGGATGCCATCTCATTCGGCCCTCCCGGTCCTTGTCCTCCGCCTGCTCCGCGCTCTGCCGATTGCTGTCCAAGCAGGCGTATAACATCGGCGGGAAGCTGTCCGTGTAGCTCTTGGCTAATCACGCTTGAGCTTTGATTCTCGAGCCCTGCTCCGCCAGGGATGCGCGCCTCATTGGCGGCCGTCTGCCCTGTCCGGTTGAGCCTGTTCATGTACTCGGTAAGCGCGCTGATGCCTCCCGGTGTTGAGGTGTCAAAGGCAGTTGTCGGGTTCGAGTAGCCTGAGCCACCAAGCCCACCAAGCCCCCCGACACTGGGATGGTACCCCGGCAGATTTTCGTTAACTGGCATATTTAGACGGGTTGACGGCGGAGCGGGTCACTTCCAAAGAGCGAGACGCGCACGGACGTGCTCACCTTGCCTTCGTAGTGATCGAGTTGGCCGTTCAGTATTGAGAGCGCTCTTTCGTGATGTTTCTTCTCTAAGGCTGGAGCCTGGGTAGCGTCCATTCGGGAATAGCGGATCGCCTGCACCTCCTCAATCAGAGCCGGGATGCTCTGAATGATTAACGGATCTTGGTCGTTCTGCACGGGAACAAAATCGAGACGGCAAAACGCCGATACCTGCACCGCTCCACCGGGCGTATTGCAACAGTGTTGAGGGAGTCCATCAATCAGGTACCGGCGATAACTCGCAGTTGTCTCTCCTGGCTGCATGGTCGTGAGCAGGGTCTGGTTGCCGCTGGAGTCCACAACGAAGAATTGCACCGGGCCAATCGTTGCATCTTTGATGAACGCAGTAGGGAGAATCTGGTTCAACGAATCTACGAAAGGCCCGGCAAGGTAAATCACCTCGCCTTGAGTTGAGGTTTGCGTAGTCGGATCCACGCCATAGATCACCATCCCGTTTTGGTCCGTTCCCTGGATGACCACTCTCCGGCCAACGTCCGCAGCGTTGGTAAAGAAAATGCGAAAGATCATCGGGGTTGTCGGCAACGGATTGAGCGAAGGCACCGGATCACGCTCGAACGCTTGCGGAGGTCCGCCACAACCGGACGCGCAATTCGCTCCGCAACCTCGAGGATGCAACCCGGTGCCAAATTCGAGGTATTCCCAAAGGCCATTGCGGATCGGGATCGGCCGCTTGCAAACGTCGAAGGCAACCGGGCGCGCCACTTCTCGAGGAGTGATGATGTACGCCGCCTGAGTGACGGGGATCACGTTAAAGGCCATGACGGCAGAGCCTCCCCACCATCCCTCATCGGGTGTCATCGGATCCATGATGAGCTTTTCCTGAGCTTCGTTGAGGTAAGCGTAAACCCGTGAAACGTCGGCCGCGCACAAGCCAACTACGCCAGGGAGAGAGGAATTTCTGGCAAGTCCTGCAGTTGGGCGAGTCGGCATATAGGCTGTTATTACTCCCGTTGGAGCAGTTTTGGCAACTTAAACATTAACCAGCGTTCCAGTCAGGCGCGATTGATCCATTGGTCCAAATCCGGCAGCTCCGCAGTACGCTTGCACCTGCATTTGCACCGTCATGGTTGTAGCGAGCGGATCGAGCGTGAAAGGAATATCGAAGTTATACACTCCTGGCGCAGAGGTTGAGAGCGCCACATTGACGTACGGTCCGCCAGCATCCGCACTGATAACGAAACTCAGGCAACGCTCATTTACCGGGCCAACAAGCGTGCATTGAAAAACAGCGCGGCAGTTGCAGGTCGTGCCCGGCGTAAGAGGGAAACTCGGCTGTGAAAGAGCGCCGCAAGTGTCTACGAGAGAATTAGGTGAGATCGCATTTAGATCAAAGCTGATCCCCGATGGAATCGGTGTAAAAGTTGTTGTGAGTATCCCACCGCCCGAGTTTGCCTCCGAGTACCACCCTGGATCTTTCCAGTTCTTTCCGGCGAAATCCGGACAGTTATTTGACGCTACGGTAAGCGCGGCCGTCTTCTGGCAAAGCGCGGCATTCGATGAGGAATCATGCAGGCCGATCGTGAAATTGAAAGTCCCGGTAGTTGTCGGAGTGCCGCTGATGAGCCCGGTAGAGCTCAGCGTCAATCCATCCGGTAGCGCGCCGGAAACCAAGCTGAACGTGTAAGGAGCGGTGCCGCCTGCTACGGCGAGCTGGAAACTGTAGGCGGTGCCGTTGGTCGGAGTTGGAGCGCTTCCAAAGTTGGTGATCCCGATGATCGCCACTTGGTAGGTCTTGATCAACTGCGGTCCGGAGGCGCTCCTGGCTTGGATCCGGAAAATGAAATTGCCCGGCGTTGTCGGAGTGCCGGAAAGAAGTGCGCTCGTTTCGTCCACCTGCGCGAGCGATAACCCTGGCGGGAGCGTACCGCTGAATAGTGAGATCGTAAACGGCGGGAGCCCCTTGGTTACCGCAGTCAGCTCAGAGTAAGCTTGCCCAAGGCATCCATCCGTGAGCGAGGAGAGGCAAACCATCTGGTTATTTGCCAGGGCGCACGCCAGAGCTCGAGCTGCGGAATCGGAAAGGCTTTGATTGTTGGTAACGATCCATCCGGCCGGGACCACGTAAGTAAACGGAGATCCATCCTGGCAAAGGCCCGTGCAAGTCTGAGCTGCGTTCGAGAAAAGCGTTATTGTCCCGCCATCGTCCTCTTCATGACCACTGCCACAAAGGTAAGCCTGCCGCTGCGCGCACGCCGCGGCATCAGCTTGGCTCGTGAGCGAGAGGCAAATCGATTCGCAACCCTGTGCCCAATAGATCGGAGGATCAGCGTGCCCCCTGAGGTCCGGAGGAAGCGGGTAATTCGGATTCCAATAGACCCACCAGAAATAACGAAAATCAAACAGGTCTGGAGCTTCCGCGGAGTAGTTGGAAACGGGCGAGTCCACGCCCTCACAGTTAATCCGGTGATCGCACAAGATGATCGGCATTTACAAATCCTCCCCCTGTGGCATAATTTCCCAATGTTTCCAAAATGGTTTTCCAAAAAACTTAAAAGATGCGTCATGACCCAATGCGAGGTCTGGAGTGAAAATCTTAGCAATAAGGGTTACGGAATTTGCTTTTGTAGGCGCTTGGGTAAAACCCGTCTCGCTCATCGCATGGCTTGGGAGTTTGCAAATGGACCTATTCCGAAAGGAAAATGCGTGCTTCACCGCTGCGATAATCCTTCGTGTTGCAACCCTGATCATCTGTTCCTCGGATCTCACAAAGACAATACTCAAGACGCTATCCGCAAAGGTCGTTTTAAGTTCAATCTTCCAAAGCCGAAGCTTACCAGCAATCAGGTTGAAGAGATCCGTACGCTTTACGGATCGGTAGATTACACTCAATCTGAATTGGCTGAGAAATTTGGCGTGCATCAGTCTCAGATTAGCAGGATCGTTCGCCGCCTTCGTTGGTAGGATTATGGGCATTTGAGTCCCTCGTAGAGCGATTTCTCTTTCAGCTCACCATACATCACGATCCCTCGGATCCGCATCCAACCCTTGATCGTGACTCGCATCTGGAACTGGTACCCGATATCTGTCGGGCGTACTCCCATGGAATCACACGCAGGCGGAGCTTTGGGGAGCGTGAGCGTCCACTTGTAGCCCTCACGATAAGTGCGCGGCGGATACTCGCAGATCGGTGCCCGGCTGTCCTCCTCGCAGTTGCGCGCCACGCATATAGAGTCTGAAAACCATTTGCGCCAGCACGGATCAGCGTCTGGACGGTAATCCACGTCTACCAGCACGGTACCGAAAATCTTATCCACCCAAATCTCACCGCCCTGGAGCTGCTTGAGCTCAAATGGATTGTCAAAATTGAATGCCGGGGTTTCAAATTGCCAGAGTACCCGGTGATCCAGGGTGCCCGGTACCGGGCTGTTATCGGTGCGTGAATCGTTGGTGAGCTCCCAAACCTCGATCGCATGGCTCTGCCTCGAGGAGATGATCGCGAAACCGCGCTCGCGGCCGCCAAAGTCCCCGGCGAACAGGTGCATGAAATCAAGCCCGTCATAGACGCCTTCCCAAGCGGGTTGATCGGTTTCCTGCTCAGTGAGCGGCGAGGAAATTATATTGAAGTCCAGGGAAGCGATCGCCTTGCTTACAACTCCGTTTTGATTCGTCTCGGGGAGGATGAGCTGCAGCATCCGGTTATCGAAATAGATGCCGGAGCAAAACCGCATCAGGGCTCGATCGTTGGCCTGGAGTGCGCGCAGCAGGTTGCTTGAGAGCGGTTTGTTTCCCCACTGCTTGAAGAAGCGGGTAGAGATGAAGAAAGAGCGGATCGCCGGGTCCAGAGACTGATACCAGAGATCGCCGTTAACGTGGGCAATGCTGCGATCACTGGTCGCGCCATTGTTGTACTGGACCACGGTTTGCAATGGAGGATTGGCGGCCGTCGCTGAGATCCAGTCGGCGCGGGTTAACGGTACCACCAGGGAATAAACCTGTTTGCGCGTGAAGATGTAGAGCGGCCCTTGCCCGAGGGTCGTATCGAGGTTCGCCGAATAGGACAGAGCGCGGATGGTCCCGGCCGTGCTCGGGAGCCGGAAACCGTCTCCGCCACTCGCCAGGGGGTTTTCCGTGACGTGCAGCACCGAGTCTATGAACTTGTAAGCGGGAGTGCCGGAAGGTCCGTTAACAATGTCCCCGGCTGAGTAGATCCGCCCTTGCGCGTACCAGATGCGTTGAGCGTAGTAAACCATCATGAAGGCGGCCGGGAGCTCGTTGTTCGGGTTGCCTGCGGCAATGATGCCGTTGCTCCGGCGCAACCCAACTCCGTCGTAGAAGATCGGCAGTGTGGTACCGTCGCCTGCCTGGATGACAACGAATTGCTCCGCCTGCACAAAGAAAGCCTGATCAACGGCGGCCGGATGGAACTGGCCGTATTTGATGGAGAGATCGGTAACCGTAAAGGGAGCCTCGAGGAGCACTTGATAAACGTGCCCTGAAATCAAGCAGATGAGCCACGGGTTTTGGGTGAACGGATCATAGATGATCCCGCCCTGCCAAAGGCCGCCACCGGGCACGATGGTAGCCAGGGAGATGATCCCGGTGCGTTGGGTGATGCCTCCGCCTCGAACGGTGAGATTGTTTCCCCAAGCGAGTTGCTCGCGCCGCAGTCCTCGAGGGATCACGGCGGAGCGAACCGTCGTGATCAGGCTCGAGTCAACGCCTGAGCTCCAGTCAAAGGAGCCATCGGTTAAGACTGTAGTTTTCGGCATCGTTCATGCCGGGAAGTTTTATTTGTTGGTGCCTCGCAGAGCGGCGAGGGTGCCGCGCACTTGATCGGCGGCGTACTGAGCGTCTTTATTACTAACTTCGTCTCGGAGCAGGGCCAAAACTTGATCGGTAACACCCGCCTCGGCTTGGTGATCCGCCATCCATTTTGTGAGTGCGGTGTCATAGGCCATTCCGTCCGGAAGGGATTTAATGAAAGCTCGGATATCCTCCACATTTTGAGCGAGCGTGGCTGAGGTCTGGTAGTTACGGCTCGAGCGGGACCGTGCCCATATCCCGAAAATCCCGGCGAGCGCCGTAGAGACGATCCCGCCCACACCAAAAAGATTGCCCACCGTCCCGCCGATCTGTTCGATCGATTTGGCCGTATCATTTGGAGTGAGGCGATACTGCTCATTGGTCACCGTTAGCTGAACCACGTTAGTTTGGAAAGTGACAATCCGCTGCTCGTTGGTGAATACGGGCACGGTATTGGTCTGGAAAACCACCTGGGTAACGAGGTTGGTCTGCACATCGAAGAGCCTTTTCTCCGCTTTGGTCGGAGGCGTTTGACACGCAGAAAGGAGGAGGAGAGCTAAAATGGCGGTGAAGGTTAGTTTCATAGATCGGAGGGACTTTCGGGAACTAGCGGTGAATCGTCAACCTCAAACCGGGAGAGCCACCAGAGGTAAAGGATGAAAACAACGATGATGAGCGCGATATCGAAGGCGGTTTCCCAACGGTCGCGGGTTACACTTTCCACACGAGATGCACGAGCTCACGCAGCCCGAAACCCGCGGCGGTGCAGATGAGCCCCACAAGCCAGAAGTGGACCCGGTACATCACGTTCACCTTGTAGAGCAAGCCTCTTTCCTGATCTTCTTTGCCGAAAAGTACTCGTTCCATAAATGCGAGGCGGCCCATTACGCCAGGGTTATCCTCGCCGGTACCGTTCATCATGGTTAGGAGTTGGTCAACTTTCCGATTTAGATCCTCCAGGCGGCGAGCGTTGGCCTGGGAGGTGTTGTCTGACATTTCGGGATAGTGGGGCACACTCATGCAAAGTAAAGCGGCATCAGACAAACCCGCCCCCGAGGGTAGTTCGGTAAGTTTGGATTGCATTAAAGAGAATCAAATCATCTGCCGCAGAAAGCCCCAAGGTAACAGCCACAAACGAAAGCCGTTTCTTAGTGAAGTCTTGTGCCCCGCCTAAGCCGTCTCCGGCAGCCCATGCAACGATAGGCCAATTATGCGGCGGAGCTCCAATGTTTGCCCCGACAGGTCCAACAGCCAATGAACTATGAGCAGCCCCACTATTAGCGAAATAAATGTTCATCGCTCCTGCCCCACTTGCCGCAGTGCGTTGCAAGGAATAAAAACCAGCAGGCGTTACCGGTGCCACCCAGGTAAGGAAACCGTCAACATCGAATCGGAATAGAGCGCCAAAGGTCAATGTGGCGTTGTAGTGGGTGTACAGCCCTGTGAAAGCGTTGGTACCGCCAGCAGCGTAAATTCCAATTTCGGATTGCTGAGTAGTGGCGTCATCGGCGCTCACGTAAACAACCAAACCGGATGATGCCGCAAGCATCCCGGCAGTGTCTCCAATCAATCCGGTATCAAGCCACTTCGTAGAGCCGTTCCCTACCAGACCATTGACCGAGAGATCGGCCAAAACGAAATTGTGATTGGTCCAGGGATCGTTTGCGGGTGACCCAACCACAAAGGGCGTAATCACTGCGATCAGGCTGTCCGGAGCAACGATGTTGCAGCAAATGATCTTGGTCCAGACTCCAGCTCCTTTAAGCGTTGTGACAAAGGTATCGAGCGCGTTAAGCGTGCTGTTGCTTGGCACGGCTCCGCCGTTGAGCTGCACTCGGAATGACCAATTATCTACCACCGGATCATGAGGCGGGGATGGAGTTACCGAGAGCACCCCGGTAAAGACGCTGTAGCCAGGAAAGACTTTCGCAGTGGCGCGAATCTTGGCGTAGAGCGTGCCTGAGACTGGCGCGGCAACGCTGGCCGTTGTGCCCGGCGTGATCGTGGTCGCTGCGAGGCTGAAAGTGATATTGTCCGTACTGGTCCAGAGTTCCACTGAGAAGACTACAGCCGGATCAGGGTTCCAAGTCGCTACCGCATTCGCGCCCACAATCGTCCAAGTAAACCCGGTGGGCACTGGGATCACCGTCGTTACAGGCTTTACGATCGCCGTCACTGTGGTACCGGCGAAGGTTCCAAAGAACCTCATCAGCGTGCAGGCTCCAGTCGCCACGGCTATTTGCGTCCCCGGTCCGCTGCTGTAGTAAAGCGTCCCGCAAATGTTGACGTAGAGCTCAGCCGTTCCCCAGGTAATCAGGTAAACCGTGCTGGCGAGCACCGCCAGATCAAATTCCGCAGGGGAGCCAGTGTAAACCGATCCGGACGGGATCAGGTTCGGATTTACACCCAGGCAAAGCAGCCGAATATAAATCTCCTCGAGGCGGCCAGTGCTGAGGCAGGTCAGGCACTTGGATCCGGCTACTATCGTCGCAACTGAAAGACTCCCCGCCAGAACGTTGAGCAGGTAGAGCTCAACCTGATCACGAATTTGGAATAAGCTCTTGTAAGGCCCGATCTGGCGGGTCATGGCCGCGGTGTCAACTAATCCAGCATCACCAGCAATCAAATACGTTTCCACGTCCAGCCGGGCGCTGTTCGGAATGCACTGGTAACAAGCCGCAGCCGCCTCGAGGGCAGCCGGAGTTATCACAAGCCCGTTTATGCGCGCCAGGAGGTAGACCTTGGCGGCGAGCGCGAGATGCCCGTAGATGGGACGGAAAGGCGCAGCTCCTACAGAGAGTTGCCGCGCCGTTAGATTTCCCGCCAGGGTGTTGAGCAGGTAGAGCTTGAGGACGTGCTTTGCATCCGGAGGGATGCAATGGAAGCATGTTGACTCCCGAGGCAGAGCCTGAGGGGTGCAAGTTGCCATCGCTCAAGCCTTAGCTGATCGTGCGTCGGCTGATCTGGCACATCAAGTACACCTCGGCGGCCCGTGCCCATTTCTGCTCTCCGCACGGCACGCACGAGATCAAGGCGCGCATCCCCTGGATGGTTGCGGGGATCGTGGTGACTCCTGCCACCTCCGCCGCGTTCTTCGCGATCGCTACCTGCATCGATTCGAGCGTAAAATCCGGCTCGCATCCAAAGCAGGCCACGGTCCGCTTGAGGACATTGATGTTTGTGAGGTCAATCCCGGTGACCTTCTTGTACAGTTCGGCCATGAACCGCACTTTTAACGCCTGCTTTTCGGTCGCACTCAGGCAATCGAAACATTTGGCAGCCGTTTGGAGTGTGCTCAGATTGCAATTCGCAAAACTCATAATCTGTCTTTGCTTTCTTTGGCTTTCCGCTCAGTACTTGGCACCGCCTGCGGCGTCATGTTCTGAGCTCATTTGATCGATCTCTTCGTTGGGGCTCATTTCCTCTTCCGGAGTTTCCTTCTCTTCCTTGGGCGCATACATGACTTTGCAGGTATCGCCGTAAACCTCTAAAACTTTGACTACGCGCTCATCTCCTACCTCAACTTTGTCCCCTTCTCCGGATTGAAGCACGCTGGTTTTGATTACATCAGAATCGGCGTTTTGCTCAGCCTCCTCCTGATCGACGGTTTTGGGAGTTTTACTCCCCTTGGACGGGCTGTCCTCGCTGTAAAGCGAGTCCATCTCTCCGCCCTCATCTGGCATTGCTTTCGGCATAGTGTTCGATTCTGGCGGGGGAGGAGGCGCGCCCTGCTTCCCGAGTCAGGACGCGCCAGGATCTCCAACCAACCGCAGGCGCTCAAGCTCTGCGGCAGAGTGTTAGTCAACGATCCAGGGGATCGCTACGGCGCTGCAAACCGCGCCAACGAGGGTGATGGTCGTAGCAGTCGCAACGGCCCAGGTTCCCATGGCCGCGAGGTTGGTGTTCAACTGAACCACCAAAGCCGCGAGCGTGGTAGATCCGGAAATGGCCGGATTAAATATGTTCATCCCGTTGCACAGGATCGAGTCAGCCGGAATCGCGTAGTCGCCGGAACCGCTGACAGCCGGGGTAAAGGTCAACGTGACATTCGTTGAGGAGCAAAGAGCGTTGGCAGAATCGTAGCTCTGCGCCGGGTAACCGGGATCGCTCGCGCAGGTCGGAACGTCCACCACACAAGCAGGCTCGCGCAGGTGGAAGAACACCTCAGCCAATTCGGGGTACTGCGCCTGGGTGGCGAAGCTCCAATCGGCAATGAATTTGCCCTTGTTCCGGCGCTCGTTGCTCACCGCGATCGGATTGTTGTTCACGTCCAAACCGCAGGTGAGGTTATCCATCACGAATTGCCATTTTCCGGCGAAGTCGCGCATCGCGAAGGGCATCTCAGGGTTGATCGCCGTCGTGTCGCGCACGAGCGAGGTCATCGCCATCCGGTGCCAAATGAAATCCACTTGGATCCGCGCATTGTCGTAATCCGAGTTGACCACTTCCTTGATGCCCTCAGTGGCGGCAACGTTGGTGTACGGGAAAACGATGGTCAGCACGGCCGAACCATCCGCATTCTGCCGGAGCACGTTGAACCGGAGTGAGGTCCAGTCGGCGCGCAAACCGTAGTTGCCCAATTTGCCAACCCAACCGTACTTATGGTACTTCTCGGCATCGGCGAAATCAGTGAAGCGCCAGTGATCGGTTAGCTCCGGATTTCCCTCCACCATGTTCCACACCTCATCCATATCCGTAACAAACTCGAGCATGGGCTGAGTGGAACGATTGATGTCCTCGGAGAGCGCTCCTTCGCGGATCTGCGGCTGTACCCGGCGCTGCAGATGCCGGGCGGTGATCTTGCTCGTGGGCAAGGTCGAAACCGTGAGCTCGGTCATGGCCGTGTTCCAAGTCGCCGTGATCGGAACGAGCGTATTGTTGGCCGTCGCCCACTTGTATTTGGCGATCCGGATCGCTTCAGTCCGGAAGCGGTGAGAGGTGATCAAGCTCGAGGCGCGGCGGTTCACGCGAATAACGTGCGAGAATTGCTGCTTGGCTCGGTCGGCGCTCAAAATCTGGTCGAAACAGAAAAGGTCTGTCTCATACGCCTTGCGCTGGAGCTTGTAAGAGTCGCGGGTGAAACCCAGGCCGATCTTTGTGCTCGAGGGATCGCAGGGCTGCCCTACACAGGAGGCGGCCGTCACGTCTTCCCAGGCACCGCGGAGATCAGGGAAAACATTCTCGAAACGATCGAAGGTGTGCTCAACACCATCCTCCGCCTTGAAGCGGCCGATCGAAACGTGCCCGATCCATGTGTCGATCGGGTGCATCGAAAGGATGATATTGTCGTCGAGGTGTTCGCTTTTGCGAGACAGGTAGTCTGTGAACTGGCGGCACGAGAGACTCAAGGTAAAATCTTTCTCTTAACGGACGATTAAACAGTTTTGAATGGTTTTGCCGCGCACGTAGCGAGCGCAAAGCGCATTCGGTTAATCTCCGTCCTATCAGGCGGGAGGCTCCCGGTGGGAGCTTAGCCCCTGCGTTTTTTAAGTCCTGAGAGGCTCCGGACTTGGATCGGCTGATCCTGGCATCACTTATTTTAACACCTAGAGCCCCGGTGTTGATTGGCTTTTAGCTCTGGCGGTATGCGTTGTCAACCGTAAAACCAAATTTTGAGAGTGCGGCTTTATACTCCGTGAGCTGCTTTTCCTGCTCATCGCAGCGCTTACGGTACATCTCGATCACTTCCCGCATTTGGCGAGTTCCTCCTAATCCATCGGCTTTCTCGAAGGTTTTGCCTTTGGAATACTGCCATGCCATTACCGCCAGTTTGAAGGCTTGCCACTCTTTAAGACCCTGCTTTTCATTTCGAGTTTTGCACTCCGGCCGTACGATATGAATAAACTCATGACAGTCGCGGCAGAGCACAACAAGATGCCTTTCAGTTGTGTGCCAGATGTTCGGAGGGTACCAAACATGATGGGCGTCATTGAAGATAGACTCACGGCCGCAGATTTGGCAGTTCCCCTTTTCTCTCGCGAGCGCGGCAATCCGAGCGTTTTTCCATTGCTCAGATTTCAGGTATCCGAATCGGTAAGCGTGCTTTCCTTCAATGCTCATACGAATTGCCCGATCACCGTGAAGCTGATCAGCCCTTTGGATGCAGATCCGCGCAGTGATGCCCGGTCTGAAAACGTGGCTCCGATGATGACTTGCACGGTTTCGTTTCCTTTGAGCGGTGAGTCGTAATAGAGGTAATCCTTGTCCTGTGTTACTCCACCGTCCAAGGTCATTGAGATCCTGAAAGTGGCAGGGTTTCCTCCCCGGTTGCAGACGATAATTTTCTCAATAATCGCGAGCCCTGCTCGTGGTACCTGGGTGGGTGCGATTGCCAGGATCTCGATCTCGGTAGTGCCTGAGGAAGCTTGGGCGAGGATTGCTGACATTTGGGAGTATTCGCTCCCGGCCGCGCTTCCCGCAAGCTTTACGTGTGGCGGCGATGGAGCGGCCAGCGAGGAGTAGCGCCTGCCTCAACGCGCAAGTGCTTTGCCTCGTGCTGTCTGAGGTGCCATGGGTTCTTAAACTGCCGATCGCACTTCGGACAATGGTAACGTTTGGGTTTCGTTTTCATAAACCACCGCAAGAACATCGTCCAGGGCACAAAGACGGAGGCGCTCCCCGAGGGAACGTGTTAACTTGGTCCCGGCGTAGAAGGAGACAATCACTTTTTGCCCGGCGTGAAAATCCGGAAGGATAGCAAAGCCGTTGTTCCCCCTCTTCCATTGCCCAACGGCGATCACCCTGGCAAACGCTGGTTTCTCCTTCTCGCCCTGCTGTCGATCGTGGGCGATATCAGGCAGGAATATCCCCGTGTGCGTCTGCGACTCGTGCGGGAGCACTTCTAACAGGCACTGGCCGGGCAATGGTCTGATTTGCATTTACAGGGGGAAGTAAACCGAGTTGGCGTTGCTGTTTCTTGGGGAGCGAGCACCGGGCTTTATCCGATTCGATGCGCTCCGCCCATACGTGAGCGGCAGTGTGGTACCGCATTGGGTTGCGCCGGATCAGCTTGGCGAGCTGAGCGGCGCTGGCGTACTTATATTTCACTGCGGTCCCTTTCGGGATAGTTCATCGATCTCCGACTCGTAATCCGTGATCACGCCCACGGCTCCGCGGCCGGGAGTTGTGGCACGGCCGGAGCCGGGCTCACTCGCCTCGAATTGCTTGAGCTCTTCCTCGAGCTCCTTAATCCTGGCGGACGATTTCTTGAGCCGCAGCGCCAAACGATCGTGATTGGCCGCTTTATTGAAGATGAGGGAATGCAGGCGAACCGCTTCCTCGGGAGTTTTCGGCCGGGTTTCATCGGTGGGCTCAAAGAGGCGAGCGGCGAGCTGTCGGCCTTTGGCGAGCAGCTCGTTGCCTTCCTTATCGTCTTCGTCGGGAGCGAACCACGTTGGATATTTCTCCGCAAGCTTCTGGTTGGTGTCCTTCCACATGGCGCGACTCTGGTTGAGGAGCTCGCTCTCTTCCTTCTGGCGCTGCTTGCTGCGTTCACCGGATTTTGAGCGCGCACTTTCGAGCGCCTCTTGCTGTTTCTCAGCGAGGTCCACGAGCTTTTCACGGTGGCGGAGGATGACCGAGGCGGCATCGCCGAACATGGCACCCGCCTTTTTGATCGCCTCACCCTCGGGCAGGTTGGCGATGAAGAGCAGATCCTCTTGAGTGGCCGGGCGCTCTTCACCTTCCGGAGTTTCAACCGTGAGCTGCTGGACCGATTTGAGCGCCTTTTGGAAAGCGGTTAGATACGGTTGGGCATACTCATTTTTGAACTTCTCGCTCGAGCTGAAATTAACGTATTCGATCTCGCTCTCGAGCTCCTGATTTCGCTTCTCGATCGCGGTGAGCTTCTCGCGCAACGGCGCAACCTCTTCCGGTTCCCGGCTCTCGAGCTCTTTAACGCGAGCCTCAGCCTTGGTTAGCTTGGGCTCGAGCTCATCTTTGATTCGGAGCTGAGCGCGATCGAAGGCTTTGCGGAGCTCAGCGTTTGTCTCCGGCGCTTTCTCGGGCCTGGGTCGTTCTACGCCGCGCTCATCGGGTGGAGTCGCCTCCTCGGGATCGGTGACAGTTTCAGTTTCGGGCTCGGGCGTCTCCGGCTCTTCAACGGCTTTGGGCTTTGGCTTAGCGCCTGGAGCAGGACGGGGAACGTTCTGAGCGTCCAGCTCATCCAGTTCGGCAAACTCCTTTTTGAACCAGCCGGAGTTTACGTCATCTTGGTTGGGCTTGGGATCCGGCGCTGGCGCGGCGACTTTTGGCGCGGGTTTGGGAGCAGCCTTTGGCGCTGGCTTAGCCGGAGCGGGTGCCTTTGGTGCCGGGCGAGGTGCCGGGCCTGGGTTAGCTACTGGTACCTGCACGGATTTGGCCGGAGCAGCTACGGCCGCGGGAGTGATTTGAGCCATAAGTTATGATGGAGCTCGGAGGGTTGGAGTGCGGAATTGTTTTGGAGGTTCCACCTTGAGATGAAGTGAGCGGAGGAGCTCGAGCACTCGTTTAGCGCCGACTGCCTGAGCGTGAGTTGCCCAAAGTTGGGATGCGTCCCCGGTGGCATCCGGCATCTCTTCGTAAAACGCCAGGAGCGCATACTCGCAGGCAACCTCGAAAGATTCGGTACCGGTAATCTTCTCGAGGTTAGCGCGGTGCGCGCCGTTAAAGAAAGCTTCGCGAGCGGTTCTCATTCTTTGAAAATTTTTCGGTTCACTGGGAATGCGAAGGAGCAACGGCTCAGGTCGATCGCCATGGTTGAATGTCTAACGATGCGCGTAACGTCGATGATTACGCTTTTGCCTTTGCGTTGAATTTTGGCCGTCCAGTAAGGACGATTGAGTTTCATTTTCTCGGTTTTCATTTGGATTTCAGGAAGTAACGGCCGAAAAGGTGTCTGCCGACAACCAAGTTTTTGTAATCGGTACTCTCCGGTTCAATTTTGGTGACTTTGCAGATCCGCCAGAAGACTTTCCGGTAATGCACCCGAGTCATCCCCTGGCTCATTTGATTTGGATTCGGTGGAAATCCCATAAGTCAGAAAAATTTGACGCTTCTCGGGTCCAGCTTGCGTTTGCGCGGCCGCCCTGGAGCTTTCTCATTGGTGGCGCGGTACCGCACACCGTTGGCAGGTTTCCAGCCTTTCGGTCCTGTGGTGCCCTTGCTTAGTTTCGTTGTCCCTGGCTTTGAGAAAGCGCCTTCGCGCTCTACGCTTGGCGGGGGATTGGTTGCTGGATACGCGGGTAAGTCGGGAAGTCTTACAGGTTGGTTCATTCGATCACGTCTGCAGGATCCGGTATTGCGTGCTCACTGAACGGGATACCCTGCTCTTCCGCGCTTTCGATTTGAGTGAAGAGGTCGGCGATCTCAGTGAGGTGTAGCTCAACCGGTGCATCGGCGAGACTTTCTTTAATTTCCTTCAGCCCGTCAAGCACTCCTGCAGGCGTGTCCGCTGTCGCTACAGCCCATCCGATTGACTCCGGCTCCTGGCTTGGAGGGAAAACTGCGTAACCTTCGTGGTACCCGTAAGCAAAGAGTTTCACGCTATCGCGCACCTCCTCGGGCACGCTTACCGCCTTCCAGCAGTCCCTTTGCCCGGTGTAAGAAATCACCGCGCCGCCTGAAAACTTGGCGGTCATCTGAGGCTCAACGAAAACCCCGTTGGCACCCTGCCAAACGATATCGCCAAAGTTGCCGTAGAGCTCGAGCTGCTGCTCACTCGCCGGGGACGGGAACCGGAAGCACGGATCCAGCCAGTACGATTTGCCGTCTGCAACGCGCACCTCGCTCGTGATCAGGTTGCAATAGTTGTGGCCTGCCAGGAGTGGAGCGATCTTCTCGGTAACAGCCCAAATTTCGGGAGGCATTTCGGCGCGCTCGCGCCAAGTGGCAAAGTAGCCTTTGGCTTTCTTCTCGTACCCCAGGACGATCTTTGATGGGAATTGCCCGGCACAAAAGTAGGTGTCACAGCCCCCCTCGATCTCCGTGTCGATCGATTTCTGGACGTAGAACCGGATCAGATCCTGAAACGGTCCGAATTTCAGCCTCAGGTAATCAATTTGGTTGGCGATCTCCTCCGGATCCTCCGCTTTCCACGTCTCCATATCGCCGCGGTACTTGCTGATTTTGACGAAGTAAGTTTCCCCCTCGTGCTGCATCAGGAAGAGCTTGAGTTTATCAAGCCCGATCACCTCATGGGTTTCGGGTACCGGCATCCCGTATTTTTCGCAGACACCGATCCATCTTCCGCGCATCCGCTCGAGCTCGCCTGCGCGCTTGCTTCCCCAAACTGCTTTTCCCTGGCTCTCGAGGAACACTTGCAACCCACCGTCAACGCAGTCCGGAAAGACGAAGAGATCGATCTCATCTTTGAGCGGCCAAAAATCATCGGTGTACTCAACATTGGGATGACCGTCGCCTTTGATGGATTGGGCAAACGTGGTTGAGTCCTCACCATTTGGGCGGTGATAGTAAACCTTCTTGAAGTCTCGAGCGAGACGCTCTGCCGCGGAGAAGAACACGCCGCGATCGATCACGCACGCAACTACATCGGAAGTCTCTTTCATTTAATCTTCGTCCTGCTGATCCTCGGGCAAGCCGGGTTCTTCTTCGTCGCCTTCATCGCTCCACCCTTCCGGCATGGCTACTCCTGAAAGGCTTTGAGCCTGTTAGCGGTGATATCGAGCGCGTGCTCCTGGCCTTTGCGCCGATTGTCGGCATTGGCCCGGCGATCTTCTCGCTGCTGTTCGAGCTCGAATTGTACTTGGCGCTGCGCGGTGCGCTGAGAGTGGCTCTTCTCCATGTTGGTAAGCTTGAGCTGATCCTTTTTGGCCTGGGTCTGGAGATCGAGCGCCGCTTCCGCCTGTTTGATCGCCAGGGGGTTGCCCTGCTGCCCGTTCTTCTGCTGTGCCTGGATCTTCTGCTGCAGCCGTTGGGTGAAGGCTTTAACGAAGTTCATTTCCTGCGATAGCGCCTGAGCGTAGCCACGGACCTTTTCCTTTTCGTCCGTGTCCTGAGCCATAATCTCGAGGAATGCCATGATCGTTTTCTGCATGTTCTGCCACCCAAGAATATCCTGAGCAGAAGCCATTCCGCCTGATTTGACTGCCTCCTGCACCATTTGGGAAAGGTCAGTGAGCCACACCTTAACGTAATCCTCGTAAACCATATCCGGAGCCGGGACAAAGATGAGTCCACGCATGAGGCGATCGGTGGCGAGCTGCGCGTCGTGCATCGAACGGCTGAGCTGCTGCTGGCCTTCCACGGGTGCCAAGTCTTCCGCGAGCGCGGCATCGTCCAGGGCGGACACAATGGAAATATGGTCAACCTTGCGCTGCGCTTCCGGTCCGAGGTTCTTTCGGATCTGCTGCAGGAACTGAACCTGAGCCATCTCGATCGTTTTATTGCCTGCACCCAGGGTGCGCTCCTCGGTCACTTCCCAACATTCCACGTCCAGAATCTCCGGCGGTACCTTCTCCTCGAGGCATCCCTTCTGGAACGCTCGCGCCATAGGATCGGAGTTGTGCTTGATGCAAGCGCGGCGGCAAACCTCGTAATCCTTTGCCTCCTCGTACTCATACGAGAGCTGCATCATTCCGGACACAAGCTGATTGACGGTGTTCACTCGCGCCATGGTTTCGGTTGCGGTCATCTCGCGGCCGCCTTGCCCATTGGCAAAGTCCTGGGTGAAGCTCGAGGAGAAGCGCTGCATGGCTGACTGGTTCCGGCCAAAAGCCATTTCGATGAGAGCCGCATCCGGCTTGTAACGCTCATCATTCTTAACCATGGAAACGCCTTGAGGGATTACTCCCATCTGGCTAAAGAGCGCCTTTTTCAGGCGAACCATATCCGAGTTTCCGGCCACTCTGAAAAACCAAAGGAGCTGCTCGAAAATCGCTTCATTAAATTTGCAGTGGAGCCGGTTCTCAAGGTCGCACACACCCCAAAGCATCCAACCCAGGGAGCGTACAGCGTGGTAGGTGAATGGAGCAACGGCGGAACAATCGGCAAACTGGAAATGGATGATCTCATTGAGGGAGTTCGCGAAACGGCGATTGCCCGAGGTGTAAAGAAAGCTGTCATTTTTGGGTTCCTTTGGCGCTTCCCTGGTGAGGTTGGATAGCTCGCTACCCTCGGTAACTCCCCAATCGAGAATCACGCGCCGGTACCATCCATCCGTATCCTTCTCGCCGCGGAAATAGAAATCCCAACAATCGATCGTAGGCACGGCATCAGAGCCCCAAAATCCGAGATCCTGTTTGGAGAGCTCCTCGATCCGCTCCGGCATGTACTGGTATGCGGTGGCGTTTGGCTGCTTCTGCGTCATCTGCCGAACGTATTCCCACTGCTGCATAACCGTTTGCATCTGCCAACCGGGATCCACCCGAGGACCGTGCGTCATTGAGTAGAGTTGCGCCGGGGTGTACTCGCGGAAGATTGCGAACCGATCGAGGTTGCTCATATCGATCAGGGTTTCGCTTGGTACCATAATGCTGCTCATGTGCATCAGCTTTGGAACCATTTTTTTTCGCGTGTCCCAGGTCGTAGGGCCAACTCCGTGCAGCATGGTTGCCGCTCCGGTCTGTCTGCGCTGCTCCTTATACTGCATCGATTTTCGGAGTACCCGGTTCATGACCTTGGTGATCGAGTGCCCGTATTCCCGGCGCTTGATCTTGGGTCCACGGTTGACGGCCACGGTAAAGAAGTTGCCGGGCTTGAGCATGGCCGCGTTCCACTGGCGGCGCGCATTGCCGATCAGGTTTGGACCTTCAAGATTGTTGCGGTTGATCTGGATCTGGTTTTCCTCGGCGAGCGCTTCATCGTAAGGCGGATCCCCGTTGTAAAGGCGATCGAGGATGGTGCGCTGTCCGCCGCGTGGCAGATCAGCAAGTCGCCAGTCCCATACTTGCTGATTCACCTTTGAAGCGTCGTTCCAACGGCCGCCAGGAGTTTCCGAGGTCTTCATAGATTAAGCTGCCATAAACTCTTGGCGGATGAACCGCAAGGCTAAACGCTTACCGTGTCCCCGCTGTAAGGCTGCCAGGAGTGATCAACCCGGTGGATCGTGATATCGGGGATCGGGACAATGAACTGCCCTCCGCCCTCCATCCATTTGCGGTTCTTATCGATGATCTCTCGAGCGAAGTTCCACGAGAAAATGACGGCATACTCCGGATCGTCTACGTAAAAAGCGCCCTCGTTCACTACCGGGATATCCGTGCCGGGAATGTACCGGTACCACTTGTTGGGCGTGCAATCGTAAACGCAGGACAGATCCTGCCGGGTTAAACCCATGGCGTTGATCCAGACTGTGCTCTTTGCGGAAGCGCCAAAGCCTACCACCCGTTTGCCTTCGCGCCGAAGTGACCGGATCAACCCTTTGAGCCTATGGATCGAATCGTTGCTCTTGGTCGCGAACGCTTCCCATGCCTGGAGAGAGTTCCCTTCCGCCTCGAGGTAATCGAGCACAGCTTGAGACGCTTTGGTGTCCGGTGAGCGGCGCTTCAAGATGAGAGCGATCGCTCCGCCGTGAACCGTGTAATGCTTGATATCGCTCAGGCAAAAAGCGCCGCCATTGAGGAGCGCTTTGATCGCACGGATGGAGAGGTAGCTGCAATGCTCGTGGTAAATCTGGTCAAAGCTCCCGGCCTTGAGCTGATCCATCACGTAAGGCACTTCGATGCAAACGATCGTATCAGGCCCGGCCAGGAGCGTGAGGTTTGCCATGAATGCTTGCCACTCGGGCACATGGCAAAAAACGTGCCGGGCGAAAATAATCCCCGGTTCGGGCATCGCCTGAGCGGCCATGGAGGCGGATACCGGACCGAACAGATCTCGGATGGTGCGGACCCCCTGGCGCTCTGCCACCGCCGCGAGGTTTTCGGCAGGCTCGATCCCGATCACGTCTTCTGCGCCACGGTTGCGGCAGAAGGCGAGGAAGTCTCCATCATTGGAGCCGATCTCCAGAACCTTGCTGGATTTGGCGAGCTTAATGCAGTCCTCCCAAAGAATCTCAAAGTGTTGGCGCATCGTCTCGCTCTTGCTGGTCACGTACGGATAATTTTTCCGGTAAAGAATGTCCGGAGAGACAACTACGCTGAGCTGAGCCAAGCCGCATTGAGGGCAAACGAGCACCTCGAGGGGAGCAGCTCCGGCGCGCTCTTCGTCATCTAGGCAAAAGTCATTGGCGAGGGGCTGCAGCCCGAGGTTGAATGCGGGTAGGAGACGATCGCCAGAGCTTCCGGCTTTGGTGCCTCCTGGCAGGATTGGAGGTCCGAAGTTACAGGCGCGGCATCGGGAGTGAACGCGGTACATGCCGCTGTTATCTACGATTTACGCAGAATTGCAAGCTCGCGAGAGAAAGTGATCGAGTCAATCTCTTTGCGCCATGTGTTCAGACCAACGTTAAGCGAGTTAAGCCACTCGTAATGTGAGGGGTACCCGGCGCTGGTAAAACCGCACCCGAGATCCTCTATGCAGTAGTACCCTCCCCTAACGAGGCACGGCCAAAGAGCGGAGTAAGTCTCAATAACGTCCTTGGGCTCGTGCGAACCATCATCGATCACGATATCAAAGTCTCTTCCCCAATTCGCGATCGCGCACTTCCACATGATCTGATCGCTCTGGTTGCCCTGCAGGAACTGGTAGCGCTTATCAGGGCTCTCGCCGGGCGTGTTCCACGGGTTTGTTTTCTCTACGAGGTCGATCCCTCGGATCTGCGTGCCCTCGTGGGTGAAGTATTCGAGCCACGTCCGGATCGATTCCCCGCCACCAACCCCAATCTCCAGCAGCTTGATCGGCTCGAATCGCATCTCGGTAAAGAGGCGATCCATATGACGCAAATAGTCATGAGGTTTCGCGTAGGTGCGCGTAAATTCGCTGGCCTTGTCCGTGCCGTGAGCAATCCCGATTTGGTCTAAGGTTTTCATCAATCCCATTTCTCGCGGTCTGCAATCATAAAGTAGAGGTTCAGCCTATATTTGATGCACTGTTTGCAAATGGCGTGCCCCTGGCGTTGCTCGATCAATTCTTCCGCGGAGGTTTTCAGGTAATCCCCGAGAGTGATCCTCCGGTCGGCCACGCACGCGCAGAGCTGAGTCTTACCATCGTGCCGGATGAAAGTGAAAATGCCGCCTGCACCCACCGGGCACACAGGTTGCACCGGGTAATGCGCGTACATCTGGCGCGCCTCGGTCGGAGGGATCAGGAGCCGATCCATTGTCTCACGCCACTGCGGCGAGGGTGGCGGTAGGATTGCATTCCAGTCCGGTCGGCCCGGCTGCACCTCGTAACCATCGATCGCGCCCTCTTTCTCCCGGCAATACTGGATCGCATTCTCCATTGAGATCGCACGCGCTTTGCTCGTGAACAGACCTAATCCGCAGTTGTGAGCAAAGGTCCGCATCAGCTCTAACTCGTGCTGGTTATCCTTGTAGATGTGGTAATTGACATTGATCTCGATCCTCGGATTGGCGCGGCCGTTCGCCTCGCCTAAAAGCTCCATGTTGCGCTTCACCTTATCGATATTTCCCCCGGCGTGGCCCTTGACGTAAACCTCCTGGGTGAAACCGGACAGCGAAACGATCATGAAATCGGGCTTGGCGGCCAGAGTATCATCCAGGCGCTGCACGTAATTTAGGTTGGTGGAGAGCTCGCACCGCAGGCCGCGGCGCTTCACGGCCGCGATGCACTCCGGCAAGCGCGGATGCAGGAACGGCTCAGAGTTGCCGTAGAGGAAAACGATCGCTTTGGGGTTCTCGGCCGCGATCTTGTCTATGCACGCCTCCATGAGCTCAGGCTCCATGATCCCGGTCTGATGCTCGTAACCCGTTCCCTGATTGCCTTTGGTGCAGGTCGGGCATTTGAGATTACAGGCGGAATTGATCTCGAGGAAGTAGCGCCAGGATTTCATCGCCGCCTCTTTAGCGCTGATTGCGCCGCCACCTTCCACGAGCGGCCGGGTCGATTCGTCGTAATCCCTGATCAGTTCTGGAGTCATCGGGAATTATAGCACGCTCAATGACTGATCGGGCCTGGGTGATAGTCTTTGATCGTGGGCAACTTTGGCCCGTTGCCTATGTAAACCTCAGCTTCGTAACGGCTCTCGGCACTGCCAAGCCCTGAGGTTTTGATCCGCTCACGGAGCATGATGCTCGGAAGCGTGCGCAGGTAGCTCGCTCGAGCCCACCAGAAGGTACCGGCAAAATAGTGCTGGCTGTGATCCCAACCTTGCCCGGTCATCCAGTGGCACCCAACTGCTTCATGAGTGGCGAGGTCCGAGACGCACTGCCGCCAGTTATCGATGCAATGGCGCATCATGCACTGCATCCATTTCTGATCGAACTGTCCGTACTCGGTAGAGCCATCGTGCGAGCTCGATTTCGCATGGAAGTAAAGAATGTCCGCCTCGCCAGGATGATCTCTGAGCCAATGCTCGAGGAGCAGGAGCGTAGGGTTTTCGCATTTGGAATTGAGCCCGTGTAAAACGATCTTTGCCTCGCGAGGCATCAGGAGGTTTGCAACATCCATGCTCTCGATTCCTCCGTTCAGACCAACGATCATTTCGGAAGCGGCCGCGGAGAGTCCGCTTTCCATGAGGCGGCGCATCTGATCCTCAACTACGGCATATGCAGACGCGAGTAGATCCGGAGGCTCTCCGGTGAACAGGTAACAGTGATAGAAAATAACGATGGGTTTCATGCGTCCTTGAAAAGGATGAAGATTTTGTTTCTCCGCTCGTTAGAGATTGCGTTCCCTTTGAAGAAAAGCGTGTTGCTGGCATCGACGTGATCGATCTTGAGCTTGAAAAGTCGGCAGGCAATCGCAATGGATTGAACCACATGCACCGCCTCTTCAGTGCGTAATATTTGATCAACGCAGCAAAGCATCCCGTTTGCTGCCATATCGAACTGATCAAACTTTGAGAGAAAACCCTTCACGGCATTTGGCCGCCTCCCCCTTCGTAAAGGTTCGCTACAGGCGCGCTTCAGATTGCTCTTCATCCAATCCAGAAGCTGATCGCACCGGATTGAGGAAATTGGCTCTGCAGTTGGTTTCATGAGTAAGGGTAGTAAGGAGGGCAGCTATTTTTATCGCCGCTCAAAAGTGCGTGCTGGTCGCCTTGGTGAAACCCGCCCGGTATTGCGTCCCAGGGCCAATCATGCTCACCAGTCCACGTCACGATGATCGCCCGGTGACCTTGGCCCTTAAACCACGAGGTGAGGCACATTGGCCCATGCTCTGCCGGGTAACGATGTTCCGGCCGGGTAACTCGCATCGGGTAGAGGTTCATCATCATCGGCGAGGTGAAAAACCCAGTTGTGCGGATGTGCGGCGCGACTCCGAAACGCGAATCGCCATCATTGCCCATGCACCCGTAAAGGTGATGGGGACCGTGCGTCACGAAAGCTTCTGCCATGCGCTTGAGCCAGCCCTCGCCTCGGAGGTAAGCGTTGTTTCCGAAGAAGACCATCATATCGCAGGGCACAGATTGTGCAGCAGCTTGGAAGGCGCTTATATCGTAAGCCCTGTTGTCATGCTCAAACCAGTCCACCTCATGATCGCAGGCTTGAGCTAAGCTCCGCATCTCAACCGATGGAGGTCCACCGTTAGATATGAATAAGAGCTGATGATCAATGCCTGGAGGATTGAGATTGTAGGTCGCTATAAACCTTTCGGCAGCGTCAATGAAGTGCCCTCCGAAAATTGGAAAGACGTACACTACGGTGATTTTCATATTGAGGATTTTCTTCTTTTCTTCCACCCGATTACGTGCGACTCGAAGCTGCGATTTCCACTCGGCCGCTTTCCTTCAAAAAGAGCATTCTCAACGGTCCACCCTCGATCGATCCTGTCCGTGATCAGTTTGTGGCTGACATTTAGTATTCGCGCCCACTCCGCCAGGATCATCTTCTTGCCGTCTGCCTCTAAGAATCGATTGCGGGACGTATGGGCCATTTGCTCTGATTGAGTTGCCCATTTGCAATTCTCTGGAGAGTAATCACCGTCCCGGTCTTTTCGATCAATGGTGTGTTTCCGGCTTGGCTTTGGTCCCATATCCCTTGCGAAGGTTTTGAAATCTTCCCAATCGGAGCAAATCTCAATTCCCCTGCCCCCATAGAGCGCGTAATCATGCCCGTTTGGATTGTTGCACCGATTCCGCATCCCTTTCCAAGTTGCATAGAGTGGATGCTTCCTGTTGGCGTTTGGGTTTGGTTTCGGTCCGGTCTTCATAAAATTATCGGTAAGGGCGATCGGCCCAGGCTGCCCACTTGGCTTTCATATCCGGCTTGGCGGCGCGGTACCGGTCTGTGTGTGAGCAGTAGGCCAAACAGTTGCTCTGATCTCCGCGCCAAAGAATGTTCTCGGGCAAGCGCCAGTGTTCCGGCTGCCAAGCGCCGTTCCACGTCACGAGCCGGGCGGCCATGCCGCGGCGGTGCATCCGCATCCAGAGGGAATCTGCACCGTGCTCGAACTGGTAGCGCTCATGCCGATTCCGAGGCTTTGGGTAGCTCGCGAGTGATTCGCCTTCGCAGGCGAAACAAGTTGTGTTGAGGTGAGGTCGCACGAGGTTGCTCGCGAACGGGCCATAGATGCCGGGTCCGTGATCGTGCCAAGCGTCATGGATGCGAGCGAGCCAGCCCGGCCGATGAAAATAAACCGTCTCGCCGCAGCACATGAGGAGATCCGGTTTGAATTGTTTGGCAACGTCCATAAATGCGCCGATATCCCAAGAGGGATCATTATCTCGGATCAGGAAAGTGGCGTTGAGAGGGAGGAAGAGGCACCGGGTTTCCAGTGGAAGATGATCGCCGTTGCAGACAACGATCAGTTTGTTGGTAGAGCCTGGGGAGTTGGCGAGAAAACTACCAACGAAACGAGCGCAATACTCGTGCGTTAACGGTCCGCCTGCAACGGCGATGTAAGCAATCAATATCACGCTTCAGAGAGGATCCAGCAGCCAGGATCCAGCTCTGCGCGTTGCTCCGGCTTGAGCCGTTTATGAATGAGCGCGATCGGAGTGTGTACTTTCAACTGCAACGGGCAAAGGCACGCTTGGCAGGTTGAAAGCTCGGGATCTTTGGTTGTGCTGAGGTTGAGATCATGCAAGCGCTTGAGCCGCTCTTTGATCCGGTTTGCTGCGGGTACCGTGAAAATGTCCGTGAGCGCTTTTCCTTTTTGATTCTGAGGGCATATGGCGCAGACGGTAGCGCGTGCCTCTGCTTTCTCGATAGGTACCGGTGGCAACCCGCTCTCTTCCCATTCCATGAGGAGCGCCGCTCCGGCCGCGATCTTCTTCACGGCAGAGATCGCCGACTTCACCGGAGCCGAAAGGAGCGGCGCGCTTTCCGGTGGCGGCATCGGAGGCTGTATGTGCGCGGGGATACCCAGGCGCATCCGGTTATACGATTCCAGCTCGTTGCCGACAATGGCGGGATCCACGGAGAGCCGATGCTGGATCAGGATCGCCGGGTTGTCGCGGCGCATTTTGATGATGTGGTTTACCTGCTGGTCGAAGGTGTTGCCTTTGGGGTTGGGCGCGTGCCAACTGGTTTGACTCTGATAATACTGCCAACCTCCGGCCGGGAATGTGGTGCGCGAAAACTCAGGTTTCATTTTGTGGTTAGTGGCCGCAGCAACTTGCGGCGAGGTTTATGGATATCGGTGCCCCTGGTGAGGAGCCCGAGGCGGTTAGGGGGGTGAGTCCTAAACGTTGGCGCGTGTACGCCTCGAGCTCGTCACCAACGGCCGCGATGGAGGTGGCGAGATTATGCTGTGCGGTGATCGCCGGGTTCTGTAATCGATGCTTCACGATGAGGATCACAGTCTGATCGAAAGTGGAAGAGATCGGAGTTGGCGCGCTCCAATTCGTTTGGGGTTGGAAAAACTGCCACCCGCCAGAGGGGAAGCTGTGCCGATCAAACGTGCTTGAGCTCATGCTTAGCTAAAAATTTCTTCCGGTTGTCTATTTCCTGATCCAGCCAGTGCTCAGGATTTTCCTCTGCTTGCACATTTTCCTTGAGGAGCGCAATCAAAAAGCCTTCGCGGCGTGCGCCTTCCACGGCGATCACGTAAGAGTCTCCCATATCAGGGCTCTCGCTCGTGCGCTTTTTCATATCCTCTTTGGTTTCCACCTCGATCCGCTGCCGGGCAACGAATTTCCAGATCCGCCTCCGCAGTTCCATCACGAGCTCTTTGGTGAGGTTGCGCGCCTGTTTTCCGATCATCAGGTAGTAGACCGTAAACCAGAGTTCGGTAACGAATTTGGAGTAGTGCTCATCACACCGCTTGAGCCGTTTGGCTCCGGTCTGTTCATCGGTGACAAACTCATCCTGGCTCACCGGGCGCTTGGTCGCTGGTCCGCCAAAGTCCACAACGTTAACCTCTGAGGACCACACTTCCGCGAGCGCGATCGCCAGGGTTGAGCGACCGTCGAAGTAGAATTTCTTTGGCGGGATGCCGTAGCCTTCACAGTAGTTTTTGCAGAACCGTGCGATCTGAATATCGGCGCGCTCCAGATTGTTAACGAGGCTTATGGGGACGTTCACTTGCGCCTTGAGCTCGATCACGTTCCTGCCTTCCACGTCCAGCCCGTAGCGGATATGGGTGAGGATGCACCGATCGCCGCCCTCCCCGCCGTACGCTGCGTCCAGGGAAACAATGTCCTCGAGATCCGCTCCCTCCCAAACTACGGAGGCGTAAGCGCCGCACTGATCGGGAAGTGAATGCGGGATCACTCGGAACTTTTCCGCGCCTGGGAGCGGTTTGCCTACGCATTGCTGCCAGTAAAGGGGATGGTCCGGACCGTGCAACTTGAGCACGGCATCATGCTTTTTATACGAGATGAGGTAAGGAAATCGAATCGGACCCTCTTTCGGATAATCCATGTTGGGCGAGTCGCGGCCGTCAAAAGCGATCACCCAAGCATTATAGAAAGAGCTTTCCCATTCCTGGGTTTTGCCGTTGTCCTTCCACGTCTCCCAACCGAGGGGAGGTTTGGCGGCGATGCAGAGCGGGTCATCAAGGTCCGTTGGGTTACCGTCCAGAATTGCCTCAAAAGCTTTACCGAACCAGTTGGCGTAAGCATTGAGAAAAGTTGGGTGCATGAAGGAGACTTCATCCCCGAAATGCCCGAGGCGGCCGCCCTTGGGAGGTTTGATGCCAGCGTAAGCGCCCATGCCTACCCACGCTCCGCCTTTCTTGCAGGGAATGAAAATTATCCCCCTGGTGAGTGTGCGCCCCTCACGGCCGCCTTCGGAGATATTATCCGGCGTGATGCAGTATTTGCTCTCGAGGACCACGCCCGGCAGCCAGGGAAAGCGCTCGCGTGCCCGGTTGAAGAGCCCTTTAATCGCACCCCAATTCCGGAGCTCTGCGCCACGCGCTTCCGTGCTGGAGATCATCCAGAGCGTGTTATAGGGCAGCACCCACCAGTTGCAGAGGACGTACTTCGAGCTCAGGTAAGTCTTATTGGAATCGCCGGAGCCCATCATTACCACGATATCCTTCTCCGTCTTGCGCTTGAGCCCGAGGTCGCTCCAGCGATGGTGATCATCCTCCGGCCAAAGGAGCGTGAACATGCGGCGATAATGATGGAAGAGCCCCTCACCGTAGACCTTGCCGTTTCGCTCCAGCTTGCCGCGAGCGCGGATCATATCGATCTCAACGTTGAGCTCGGAATAATTCTCCGGCCAGGATAATCCGTAAGCGATCATTTTAGAGTTGCACCGCGTGTCATCATTGTGCTACATCGTGTCGCATGGCAAGAACTAAAACCATGGTGAGGCTTGAAAAGGACACCCTTACAATTCTAAAATCCATACGGAAAAGGTCTAATTGTCCATGGACGCTCAGCTTTGCCGCTCTGGTAAATATGATCATCCGTGCCCATGGACCGACTTACTTTATTAACATCACGCCACCGATCAAGAAGTGAAAGAGAAATTCCCGAGAGAGAAAGCGCTCAAGGTGGCAGATGAGATTTACAAGCTCCTGCTGCCGTACTGCGAACGGCTGAAGGTCGCCGGGTCGCTCCGGCGCGGTCTGAGTCACGTCTCCGATATCGAGTTTCTGGCGATCCCTCAGTATTACAAAATCCCGGTCACCCTATTTGGCGATGAAACAAAAGTGGATCTCGTAGATGAGCAGCTCAACAAATGGATCACGGCCGGATACATCAGCAAGCGCCTGAGCGTGCGCGATACCGAGTGTTGGGGACCGTTCAACAAACTCGCCGTTCACACTGACTCAGGCATCCCGGTAGATTTCTTTAGCACGAGCCCTGAGAAATGGTGGAACGCGCTCGTAGTTCGCACCGGGGGCAAGCGCTCGAATCTGGCGCTCACCATGGCCGCGAATAAAAAGGGGTACTCGTTCGAGGCTTACGGCTCCGGCTTTCACAAGCTGACCGATCACTCAAAGCGGGTAGAGATGGGGAGCGAGAAAGAGATTTTTGATTTTGTCGGCCTGCCGTATTGGCCGCCAAATCGCAGGAAGTAAACCTCCAACCAAAGAAAGAACAGTAACAATGGCCCGAATCAAACAGACAGAAATGCCCATCGAAGGCAAGGGAGTCGCTCCAGTGAAGCATAAGGATCTCGATCGCCTGGGTGATAAGTTCATCGAGATCCGCGATGAGAAAGCCGAACTAGCGACGGCGCTCGGGAAGGTCGAAACTTCCATCATCGAAAAGATGATCGAGAAAGGGATCGCCAAGTACCGTTTTGGCGATCAGGAGATCACCGTCAAACCCGGCAAAGAGCATGTTAAAGTTAAAACCGTCAAAGTGGACGGGGAGGCATCCGAGGGTGAGAGTTATACTACCGAGTAGCCTCCTGGCGCTTTGTTTGTTCGGTTGCGCGCACCCGGTGCCCCATGTTTCCCAGGCACCGGGTGTGCCTTTGCCGCCAAAGATTGCTCCTCGAGCAGCAAAAGCGCTCACCTCGGAAACGCCCAAGTCTCTCTCCCTGGTTCTGCTCTGGACCAATCAGGTACCGGTGAGCGTGCTCTACAGCTCGAACCTGCTTTCCTGGCAGGTCGTGAGCAACGTTGCCAATCAGCCTTACCAGATTATTGAGCCTGCTCCGGCTTACTACCGGGTACGATCGGTGTACGCGCTGGTGACTCTGGCTTGGGATGCGTCTCCATCTCCGGACGTGTATTACCACATTTTCACCCTGAGCGCGGGAGTGACAAACCAGTTTGATGCTGGCCGGGCGCTGCAAGTAACGCTCACGCTCGCGCCTGACACGCAATACGAGTTTTGGGCGACAGCGTACTATCCTGGGTATGCGGAATCGTTTCCAAGCGCCAGCATTACCTACCGCACCCCGGCGCAGACGTTCCTCCCGGCGCGGATCCGAAAGCAATGAGTCTCAGGGTAATCACCGCCGATTGGATCAAAGGATCGGGCCTGCTTGAGGATCAATCCGTGCACTGCTGCGTTACGTCTCCGCCGTATTGGGGGTTGAGGGATTACGGAGTGAAGGGCCAACTCGGGCTTGAGAAGACTCCGCAGGAGTACGTTGAGAAGCTCGTTAAAGGTTTCCGAGAGGTTAAGCGCGTGCTACGAGATGACGGCACACTCTGGCTGAACCTCGGGGACTGTTACGCCACCGGAGCAGGCTCCGGCCGGAGCATTGGCGGAGATTGTTTCGGGAAATCGAATAAGGTGATCGATGAGGGAAGCTTCCCGGTCTGTCAGCCGAACCGCATGGCGCTGCCAGGATTAAAGTCAAAAGATCTCGTTGGTGTTCCCTGGCGCGTCGCCTTCGCGCTGCAGGCTGACGGATGGTATCTGCGCTCAGATATCATCTGGCACAAACCCAACCCAATGCCTGAGAGCGTTACCGATCGCCCCACCAAAGCCCACGAATACATTTTCCTGCTCAGCAAGAGCGCCAAGTATTATTACGACGCGGAGGCGATTAGCGAAACGTCCAGTTACGTGCATCGCCGTTCAGTTTCCCCCTCATCCCGAAATGGCACAGGTCGAAATGATTGCGATCGGGAGGTTGGAGACTTTGGGAAAGAGGGAACCAGAAACAAGAGGAGCGTTTGGACCGTAAATACGAATTGCTACTCCGAAGCCCACTTCGCCACCTTCCCACCAGACCTGATCAAGCCTTGCATCCTCGCCGGGTGCCCACTCGGGGGAACCGTTCTTGACCCGTTCGGAGGCTCCGGCACAACCGGACAGGTCGCGCTTGAACTTGGGCGCAGTGCAATCCTGATCGAGCTCAACCCCGAATACGTGAAGCTGATCGGTCACCGTACTAACGTTACCCCTGGATTGCCGTTATGAGCCTCGAACCTGCACGCTGGATTGGAGGACCGGAGATCTGCACCAAAGCGAATCTTCCGGCCTTTATCAGCAAGGAAAAGCTCAACGCCTTTTACGCTACGATCTGCACCTCGCCCACAAAAGTTTGGTTGTGCTCCGGATGTATGCGGTACCACGCCTACACCGAAAGCCCGATCCCTGTTCGCATCCTGGCACTTATCAAAGAAACTGAATTATGAGCACAGACGAAAAACTTTTAATTTGCCGCCGATTGGGCGAAGCGGAGGCACGCGCCGCAATGTCAGCCTCTGCTGTTGAGGATGGGTCGAAGACCATAAGAGCTCTGAAGCAGGAGCTTTTCGAGGCGGAGAAGGAGGTAAAAGCACTGGAGGCGCTTCGCGATACCGCGGAGACACGCGCCTACAAAGCCGAACAACAGCTTGCCAAGGTGAACGGCTGGCGGGAAGGCTTGAGACAAAGACTTCGCGACCGAAACGACCAGCTCGTTGTGGTCCAAGATTTAGTTTTTCAATACAAACAGCAGCTTGCCCAAGCGCAGGCGCAGGTTGCTGAATGCAGAAAAGTTTTACTTCAAGCGAAACCATTCCGCGAAGAGTGGCTTTCAACGAAAGATTTTGAAGCGTATAAGCGCGAGTGGGACCATGCCCTTTCCACCTCCTGCGGAAGCGACTTCGTTCCGAAGGCTGAACTGGAAAAAGCGCAGGCGCAGGTTGCTTCGTTGCAAAATCACTGGCAAATCGCTCGCGGTAGAGTCATGGCGAACTTTGGGCACGTTCCAACAGTTGTGAGGGCAGTTGAATGGATGGAAATTGAAATGAACAATGTTGAACTGGGCAACTCCACCTCCTGCGGCAGCGGCATGATTCACGTCTCGGAGTTGGATGCGACTATTGAGTGCCTAGACCGAATCGAAGACTTCATGGGCGATGTTGGCCATCGAGGCACAGATGCCATTTATCACCAGTGGCTATGTGAAGAACGCACCCGCCTGCAAACCCTCCGCGCAAAAGCCGTGAGCAAAACTGTATGAGCTTTGCCCCTGGAGATGGACACGCACACCGCTGCCAATGCTGCCACCACGTTTGGCCGTGCGCGGAGCCACTGCCCACCTGCAAGGTGGAGACGGCCGCCAAAGCGAATCACTCCGGCCCGTTCTGCACCATGTGCCGCCACGGGATTATGTTCCTGCGCCACGCACAAATGCGCGGCAAGAATCCCAAAGATTGCTTGAACATGGTCTGGAAATTCGATTTTAAAGCGGTAAAAGATCTCGAATTATGATGAGCAAGTTTTTCACCATCACGCATCCAAGCCCACACTTTAAAAGCTTCCGGCTGCCCATCGGCGAGATCGTTAGGTTAACGCCTTTCGGTCCCACGGATCGCGCCATGAAAGTCGCTACCGATGCCCTGAAAGCTCCTGACATAATCTGGCAGCACTTCCTCAAAGGCGGGAGCTACCTCATCTCCAATGATCGGACCGGATCTTGCGCCTTCATCTCGCACGAAAAGCTCATCGAAGCGATCGCGGCCGTCAAAGCCGGGAAAGCCAAACGCGTCCAAATCAAGCCCGACCCAAACGCACCTCCGCCTTATGAAACGTAAACGCATCCGGAAAATCGTCACCATGAGCCCGGCTCAGCTCTCAGAGTGCGCCAAGGCTTTTTACAAGTGGATCATGGGTGCCGGGCGCGAAAAATCCGAATCCTTCGATCGCAAGCTTTACTCCGACACTCGCCTCGATTACCTCGAATCACTGAAACGAAAACCACGAAAGAAAAAACACCATGAAAAACACACTCAAACTCGCCCTGCTCACCCTCGCACTCCTCGCCGTCCATCGCCTCCATGCTGAAACCAACTGTGTCATCCAGTGCTGGCTCACCCCGAACCAATGGCCGGGAGTCATCATCGAATACATGAACCAGACGGAGCAGTGCGAGCCCGATGTTATCGCCGCGCCCGGTGGCTCCCGCTACTCCGGCATCTGCATCCCTGGCACCACTACCAACGCTTGCGCCGGGTGGCAGCCGGGCGTCATCTGGTCGGTCCGCACAGTCGGCAACGTCCCTCTTGTCTCCCCGTACTACGCCGGGCTCATCCAAATCTGGTGCGCCAACGGCCACACTCAGGATCAATGGTGCATTGTCCCGGCCGGGATGACCGGCGCTGATTTCAAATTCCTCCGCTACTGCGACGGTGGCTCCTCCTGTACCGTTTTCGTTTGCCCCCAATACTTCACTCCGGAATGAAACTGAAACCAAAACGTGAGCGCTGCCCAAAGTGCGGTCATCTCTGGCACCCCAAAGTCACGTTGCGAAAAGCGACTAACCCAACTCGCTGCCCACGCCCAAAATGCCGACACATTATCAATCCTCCTGCGTGGTTACCGTCTGCGTCCACTACTTCACTCCGGAATGAGCACTGAAGAACAACTACAGCCATTCCCATCGCAGCAATTTGAATGTCACTGGTGCGATGATATCGCCGTGCCGCAAATCACCTTCACCGGGCCAAACTTCCCGCGTCCTCAGGGCACAAAGCATTTCTGCTCCATCGCTTGCTTCTACGGCTGGATCGATAAGGTTCTCAAAAGCCGTGACGCTGGAGGCCGCCTCGATCAGGAAGTCGATTGGTCCGGTGACTCCGAGAAACGCCTCCCACCTCGAACGTGAAACGAAAACTCAATCCCCGGTCCTGCCGCGGCTGCGGTAACATCTTCATCCCCAAAACCGCCCTCTCCCGCTACGGCGCTGAGCGCTGCAAGAAAATCCCCAAACGCCTGCACTGGAAATCCAAAGCTTACCCTGGCGCTGATCCTACCCACCTATGAAACCAGAAGACCGGCTCCGCGAAGAAAATATCCAGGCCAGGGTACGCGAATCCTTGAACCCTGACTGGCAAACCCAACTCGCCGGGCACCGCAAAACCCTCGAAGAACTGGGCGCAAAACCCGGCGAGTCCCTCTTCGCCGCCTTCGCCCGGTTCAAAGCCGGTAACCGCGCCGCCAGGAGGCAGGCAAAAAATAAGTATTGACGGGCACCCACTCGGAGGAGTAAAAACGCGTTCCTATGAATTGCCGCATTAGCAGTGCAGGCGTGGGACAAAGCCCGAAAAGGTTTGGCTCCCACGCCAAAAACACCCGAGAATCGAGTCATTCTCCGTTCTCAACCCTCCCGTTGCTGCTAACAACGGGAGAACTCTTTTCCGGAGGCGCAGCGTGAGAAGCTCCCTTTGCTCCACCTGCCACACAAACCCCTCCCGCGACGGTCAACGCTCCTGCCTTCCCTGCCACAACGCTTACATGCGCTCGTGGCGCTCCAGGCATCGATACGTTGCCAAACCCATCGTTTCCTTTTTCGTCCCGGCCGGGCTGCGGCTCACCGGGAAAGTTATGCAGCAGACTCATTCAGAAGTGCTCCCAAAACCTCAACCGATTGCCCCGGTAACCGCGCAAAACAGCGCGCTCACTGCTCCAACAAGCTCCGCGCCCACGGGTGCAGGACCGGCCAAGCAATCCACGGAGATACGACCGCAACCCCACCCAGGGTTCAACTGTTACCTCCCGGCAACACCCTTGCGTCTACAGCGCACCTCCGCATAACTGCCCTACAGGATCGGGACCAGAGCTCCCCCAACCAGGGCGCTCTTGAGGAACAGGTGCCCGATGACGGCCATTGCTCAGCGCGAGCCAATCCCTCGCCCTGCCTCTGAAGCTCTCAGAGTAACCGGTTAACCTGATCAAGGGTGATCCCTGTACTCCAACGTTTTACGATTGCTCCTTATGGAACAATGCCCTATACGCTCTGTTCTCAACTATGAGAAATAGGGCTTGTAGCGGAGGGGGTATCAACCAACCAGCCGCGCCCTCGCGCCTCCCCCCTCCTGGGGGTGCGGGGACGGGTGCCCTGGACGAAAAGGAGACTCCTGATTGCTCAGAGCTCAGGAGACATCTCGGGAGGAGCATCGAGATCGGTAGGAGCCGGATCCGGCAATAAGGGTTGAGGTTGGGGTACGGGGTTGATCGGAGGCGCTTCCCCGATGGGGCCACTTTGTGCAACTGCACTACTCGAAGGAGAGCCAACCGATCCTGGCCGCGGTGCCTTGCCTTGGATGCGTCTGATGTGCTCGAGAGTGAGCAGGGTACGTGCGAGACGCTCGGCAGCTACGGAGTCTTTTGGGGTGCGTGCGTAAGTTCTGTAGGTATCAGCCAGGATGATCTCGAGAGCCTCTTGAGGGGGAGAGCGGCGGACGGAGTTAGCGAGGGCGATGAGCTGCTGACGTTTGGCGGCGCGAGCGCGAAGAGTAGCGCGTCCCTTCTCGCCTTTGGCGATCGCCTGCTCTCGAGTCCAGATGTAAGAGGGACGGGAAGCGGTTTCCGGCATGGAGGAGAAGGTGGGCGAGGAGGGAGGAGTTGACAAGTGAGATGAGGTTTGATAAGGTTGGCTTGTGGAACTGAAAGCCCATAGTCAAACGAAAGAAACTTTGCGCCACTCTGGCGGCGTCTGCGTGCATCTACTGTGCGCAGCTTTCAGCGCTGCCGGGGTGGCGTTTTGAATGGAGAAGTTATGAGGTTTGAAGAAGTGAAGATCGGTTTTGCTGAGAACACCATGGCGGATGCGAGGCACCGCTGCACGTCTGAAGGGTTTGTGCCGGGTCATGCTGGATCGTGGGTGCATCCGCAGAGGGCGGGAGTGATACGGGATATACGGATGCTTGGAATGAAGGGCTTTCAAGTGATCGAGCGACGGCCGATTGAAGAGCTCGAGGCACCGGAAGCGGCCGCGGAGGCAATGCTGGACGTGCAGGAGGCGACAGCGCTGGCAGTGCTGGCGGAAGTGCGGGAGGCGGTAGGGCGGACGTATAAGGCGATGGTGCGATGCGCTTGGATGGACGGGAATTACAGGCGGGATGGGCTGGAGAAGTGGGCGGCGCAACTGCAGGGGATCCGGAACATGTTTGGCCCGAGTTGGCTAGTGAGAGCGCGGCCGGGAGATTTGGAGGCGGCGGCGCAGAGGGCGAAGTTGGAAGCAAAGCCGCCTCAACTAAAACGCGTGCTATGGGCAGGCCAGCTTTGCGACGTGCTCGAGGAGACTGAGAGCGAGGTTCGGATCGGCTTTACCAATGCTGCCGGGCTCTGCACTAAGCTTTGGCTGAGCAGGAGCGCGAACCTTTACAAGGTGC